GCCACGGACCCGCGCCCTCGAACTCCACGAAGCCCCAATCCTTGGCATCCACCCACGACAGGGACGGGATGTGCAGGAGGTAGATCGTGCCAGCCGGGACGTAGTAGTCCGTCACGCACGGAATCCCACAGATTTCAATGGCCTTGTAGCCACCCTTGATCGTGGTGCCGAACTCGCCAGCGGTGAAGCGACGCTGGGCGACCATCGACTCCATGAGCTTCTTCGCCAGACCGGGAGTGGTCATAAGGAGGAAGTCCTTGGGCTTCACATTGGCATCCTTGCCAGAACGACCGGCAATCTCCTGGATCAAGTCCCAGATGTCCGATTCGGTCGGCTGCGTGGCATCAGGCGTGTCCGTGCCCGCGACCATGCGGGTGGCATCCCAAATGCTGTACGTCGCATTGCTGATGTTGTGCAGCGACGGATACGCATTGCCACGGTTGGTGATGCTGATCAAACCGTTCATTGCGCCGTTGAACGACGTATCGCTCGCGGTCGCCTTGACGATCTTGTCTGCCGCCGCCATGCTCGAAATGGCCGTGCCGATGGTCAGCGTGGCGTTGTCGCCGCTGTTCGTGATGGCCGTGATGGCCGCACGACCCAGCACCGCGTCAGACGAGGACGTGTCGAGGACGGCAATATAGTCGCCCACCGACAACAGCAACGAACCCTGACCCGAGCTGGCAATGCCGTACGGCGAGGAAACGATGATAACGGTCGTGCTAGTCACGGTGCCGATCAACGCCACCACACCATCAGCCTTGTTATGCAGCGCCTGCTGCATGAGGAGCATCGAAGCGTCCTTGATTTCTTCCATCGTCTTGCTGGCGATGGTCGTGAAGGCCGCATCCTTGGACTGCGTGCCGACGAACGCCAGACCGTCAACCTGACGGGTGGTGTACGCCCGAACGATGCCCACATTGGCCTGCACTTCGGTCGCCGTCGTGTCGGGCGGGAAGTAACCAGAGGCCGAGAACGTCGCGCCAGCCGGTCGGCCAGTCACCACGTCGAAGAACACGTTGTTACCGCCCCACCGCATGTTGCGGGGGCCACCAGAGCGGCCCTTCTCCAACTGCGCGAGGAGGGGCGTGACCAAGTTCTGCACCTTCTCACGGAACTGCGAATACACGTTCTTCAGGAGGCCGGTGAGTTCGGCATCGGTAATAAGAGTAGGATTTGGCACGAGTTACCTCGAAGGTAGTATTAACGGAATGACGACAACGCCGTGCTCAACGCACTGGCGACGGCATCGTCTACGGTGTTCCCCGCATAGGCTTTTGGCTTGCCAGACGGCTTGCCTGCATTGCCAACGGGGAGGGTCTTTTGTCCTACGGCACGTTTGGCCTTCTGTGACTCAATGCGAGCCTTGTCCCGTTCTGCCAACGCCTGCTGTGTTTCCCGTTGCGGGGCAGAGGTGGTTGACGGTGAGCGGCGACCATGCTGCGCTTGTGCCCATACGGCCAAATCGTCGAGGATGTACTGTCGGATCGCTGCGTAGCGTGACGCTGGAACATACGCCTCTCCGTTGGGAGCGCGTTCAACGTGCGCATACATCGCCATCTGAAACTTCTCGGCCAATTCTTCCATAGGAACAGACGGCAGTGCCTTGGCAATCATGTCAAGGGCTGGCGCTATTTCGTTCTCGTAGAATACTTGGCCTTTCTCCGCAATCGCGGACATCTGGTGCTGGATACGAATGTCCTGCACCTGCTGTTCTGCGCGAGCGGCCCTGTTTTCCGGCGAGTTCTGTTCGCCATACGCATCGCGGACAGCTAACAAGAAATCGTCGTCCATCAACAGCTTTTCAATCTGCTCTTCTCGTTCCGACAGCAAGGCCGCGAGTTCTTCGCGCTCTTGATGGACCTGTTGAGACATTTCCTCAACCTGCTGGACCTTCTGCTCTCGATCTTGGTTGTACACGCCCCACTGGGCCAGCTTGACCACCTGATCCAAGCGGTCACTCCGCATCTTCCCGTTGGCCTTGTACTCCACCATCAAGTTCGGGACTTCGACCTCTCCATCTGCATCGTAGAGGGCAAACTCTGTCGCCAGATCATCCGTGACCGTGGGGACAGCCACATAGCCTTCTGGCATAGTGGGCTGATCGCCACCGTCTTCTGATTCTTCAGTATCCGCTACGGCGTCTTCACTCCCTTCTGCTGCATCTGGAGCCAGTGTCTCTTCGGCATCCTCAGCCACAGCCGTGTCTTGCTGCGGTGGGAGGGCGCTTTCAATAGCACTGGAAATTGCTTCACCGAGGTCCATGCTGCGATCCTATTGCTGTCGGGATAAGATGTCAGCTTGCTGTGCGGCCTGTTCTGCCTCTGGGATGCCAGCCAAACTCTGTTGGAGTAGGTTGGTGACCCCGATCGGCGGATTGCTACTGGCAAGCGGTAACTGTCCCGGTGTGATATTTGGTACACTGGCTGCGGGGGGTCCGCTTGCTGGGCCAGCCCCAGCGGGAGGGGCCATCGGAGGCGGTCCTTCTTCTCCTCCCCCTCCCTGTTTCTGCTGCGCTTGATTTGCCAGTGCTACCCACCGCTCTTGTGCAGCGGCAATGACGGACGGTTCTACGTCGTCTTGGAGCAGTAACTCGCGTTCCAGCACATCTTGGTGAATCGCTTCGTTGTCCTGCCACCGCATCTCGGGCACGGGCGTCTGCATCCGAATAGCATCTGCCACCCGCTTGGCCCGTGCTTCTTGGTCAGCGTCTGGCGTCGAGATGTCCCCCGCCACCGCAAACATCTGGCGACGGCGGTATTCCTTCATGTCGATCACGCCCGTTTGCAGCCAGTTGTCCAGCATATACATCCGGAACGCCAGCGGCATCGGCATCATCGACGAGGCTTCGACCTTCACATCGCTCTGTCCGTCAAAGTCCGACGCCGACACGGCACGGGCGAGGTCGGGACGACCCTTGCCGACTGCGCCGAGGGAGCGGGGCATATCATAGCCCCACGACATCCCTGCCAGCGTGATCTTGCCCCAGTCGGTAAAGGCCATCGCCAAGGCATTGACGCCGGGGCTGAACACCCGCTCCAACTGTTCACGGCTGGCAATAATCGCACGGCCCGATTCACCCGTCACCTGCCCACGGCTGACCGAGTTGTAGCCCGAGGCGTTTTCAAACGCCCCCTTCTCCAACGCGAGGGCTTCTTTCACATCGTTGCCGACACTAAACCCGTTGACGGGCTGGATGCTGTCCGACATCGGACCTGCGCCACGAATTTCAATCATAGACGTGACGCCGCCCATGAACGTTTCGGTCGCAATGGCGTTGGGCCGCGTCAAAAACCGTCCGCCGGCGTTCACGCGGATGTTCTCGACCCACTTGGACAACAACGCATTGATCCGCATCTGGTGATCTATCCATTGCTCCATGACGGGGCGCGGATAGTAACTGGGGTCGCTGGAACCGTCGCGTACTGGGACCAGTGGAATCGTGTTCCACATAAGGGGTGAGGGTCCGAACACGACTTCATCGCCAACGACCACCATCTGCAAGCCTTCGGGCAGCACATCGGGGTGCGGCTGGAGATAGACCGTGAACCGTTCCGTCACATCCTCATCCCGCAACCGCTGGCCTTCGCCAATCGTGGTCTGCGAGAGAACCCATGCGCCAATCCCTTCACTGCCGCTGTACGTCGGGCCGTTGCTGGTGGACAGCATTGTGTTAGCGGCGTCCAATCCCGTCACGCCATACCGATACGCCGCCTCACTCCGAGAAATCACCTCGCGAATGATGACCCAGTGCGGGCGTTGGGTCGCGGTCGCGTTTGGCGAGACACGAACCTGCTCCACCCGAAGCGTTTGACAGCCAATATCGCCCATAGGCTTCTTCTGCCCAGCAAGATCGCCCATGCGCTCGTCCCACGGTCCACGATTCGGATCCCAGTATTCGTGCCAGAAGGAAATGCCGTCCGTTTGCGCCCAGAAACTCGCCTCTCGCGCCATACGCTGCATCTCTTGCTGCTCATACTGGTACTCCAGCGCCATCTGTTGAGCTTGCGCCTTCCGACGATCTTCGGGGTCTTGCGTGACGGGCGTGACGGAGAAGCCGGGCTTCTGATCCATCAGAATTTGCAACCGCTGATCCAGCGCCTTATCAACCATGTTGTACACGACACGGGCCGCATCACGCGGACGCGCCGGTTCCCGCCACGGACCCATGCCGTTGGCCGAAATCCACTGCTGCCCTGCACGGAACAGGCGGTTGCGCTCGACCAAGTGCAAATGCATCTGCACCGCATCACGCCGACCCTCCCACAAGCCACGGCACCACGACGACCACGCAGACGGGTCGATGTCGTCTTGCCCATCCGCGCCGGGGAAGTCGTACCCATACAACGCCCGCTGCAAACTCGCATCGTTTTCGGCGGCGGTGTTGGTGTTGTTCGACGGCGGGTTGGGCGCGACCTTCTCGTTCGGGCCAAGCGGGTCGTTGGACAACCCTTCCATTGCCCGAAGCATCTCCGTTTCGAGGATCGGGCCGTCGAGGGAGGGGACGGTCGCGGTGCCGTCAGCCAACAACCCCATCGGGTCGTTGTCGTCAAAGAACATCGGTCCCGTCATGCGTCAATCCTCCCAACACCAAAGGCCGAGCGGACTGCGTTCCAGTCCCGCAACGTGGCGTACTTTTCACGGATAGACTTCATCACATCTTCCTGCGCCCAGCTATCGGTGTACTGCAACACGACGGCCACTAAATCTTCAGGCACATGGACCGTATACGGGTCTTCTTCCACTGGACTCGTATCCCGTAACGGGGCAAAGAGCTTGACCGTTGCACAGCCCTGATAAATGCCGTAGACCAGCACCAGCGGCCACAGGATACGGAGTAGGAATTCGGTCACGATCCGACGTAGCGGACGGTCAGGACGGGCGAGCCAGAGGTGTAGGCCGAACACCGTGCCCGAACGGCGGCATACCCGCCAGAGGAGACCGTAAAGGCACCCGCTGCTGTCGCGGTTGAGGCGGTGGTGGCACTGTTGCTGGGGAGGCAGTTGAGGGCAACGTAGTTCGTGCCATCCACGGTGGCCTCAAACGTGATCGTCGCCACAAAGGTGCCCGTCACTTGGATGCCAACCGATCCCACACTGGGCAAGCCCGAGATGGTGGCGGCGTCTTGTGCAGCGGCAACGGTCGTCGTGCTTTTGAGCAAGTTTCCAACAGACATCGTTATCTCCTGACGTTAATTGCAGTCCCACGCACGAAGTGACTTGTTAATCCGCGAATCTGGGTCACGGGCCGTTGCTGCACTGGTCAGCTTGGCTTTCATCCCCTTCATCCGCTTACAAAACGCGATCCGTCGTTTGGCAGACGTTGGGCTTTTGGCCGCTTCCGCTGCTTTGACAGGCGGTTTGATATCTTTGCCAGCCGCCCGCAGCGAAGCGCGACCGGCGGCGTTAAGTCCCCCGTCTGGGTTTTGCCCTTCCTTCCGCTGCCACGCCGGGGAGGCCATGTGACTACTTGGCCTTCTTCAACTGCTTGTGCTGCTTGATCGCAATAGCCAAGAAGCCTGCGACCATCGCCTTCACCACTTCGCCGTCCCATGCCGCCAGATCAGCGGGAACATCCACGCCGAGGATGGCGGTGAGGGCGGTGCCGAGGGAGGCGATTGCAATGGCAAGACCCTGCTTGGCATAGGTCGGAGCCTTATCGACCAACGCCACACTCCGTTTGACAGCATCAACCGCAAACGGCGTGACAAATCCGACAAGAATCGGACTTGCCAGCTTGATTGCCAACGTAATGGCTGGGTTCTCAAACATTAGTTGTCCTCCTCCATGTCGGATTCGTCTTCGTCTTCCATTTCTTCGTCGTCTTCAGCTTCGTCGTTCATGCCCATCTTGGTTTCGATGGCGTCTAGCCGTTCCATCAGCGCATCAAGTTTGGCGGACAACCCTTCGGGGCTGGTTTCTGTGACCATCTCCTCGTCGTCGCCACCTTCCTCGTCCATCGGATAGCCCTTCTCATCCCGCTTGGCAAACGCGCCCTTCTTGCCCATCGGCTTGCCCATGCCAATCACCACGGTCATGCCGGGGGGACGGAGCGGCTCGCTAGTGGTCAAGCCCTTTCGCTTGAGCATAGGCTTGCGGCCTAGCTTCTTGCTCAGTTTTGCTAATACTGCATCCATGCCCGTTTGCTCCATGTGTTACCAGCCCGATCCGGGCAGTTGGGATTGGAAATCTCCCGCAGGCTGAAACAGCCGTCCTTCTCCAGCTTCGGGAGAAACATAGGGGTCGTCTACAATTAAACGCAATCCCACTGGCGCTTCAGGCACGGCTCCCTGCACCCGATCCCACCCGTGCAGGGCTAACGCTACCGCCATTACGCCGTCGTCGTGAAATCCGCTGGGCGCTTCGTATCTTACGCCAGTCGCGGTGTAGGTAAACTCAAAGGCTTCCATCTCGGAGGTCAGCCATCGCGCATCTTCGGAATCTGGCAAGGTCAGTTCCTTGCCTTGAAACGCGGCGACCATGCGTTGCATGAGGCGGAGCTTGGAGGACTGCGTAAACACATGAGGCGTGACGTTGACCCCCATCACCTGCAAGTCCGCCACAATCGCATCGCCCACGCCCGTCGCATCGGCCACCACCGGCGTGTCCCCTACCCTTCCCTTTATCCGCGCCTTGGTCGTGGCCCACGGAGCCTGCCAGCGGTCCAGAAAGGCCACTCTTCGGTAGGCGTCAAACCCTACCAGCACGGTAAAGTCCATGCTCCGCGCCAAGTCCACGCCGTAGACCACGACGGGCTGGTCAGACAACGGGCCAATACTGGCACGGATGGCTTCTAGGCCAAAGGGGTTGGCCCCGTCGTCGGTCGGGATGCCTTCAAATTCTTGGGCAAACACTTCGGGCGGCAACTCTCGACGGGCGGCTTCGACCTCTTCGGCGGGGATGTACGGGTTTTCCAAGGTAGAGGCACGGAAGCTGGCCCAGTCGGGGTCATCGCCCAGCCCGCGATTGAACAGCACGACAAATCCATGTCGTCGCCCCTTGGGGGTGCCTAAAATCAGTGCCCGTCCCCGCAAATCCACCAGCGTCGGGCGGATGGCGGCTTGCCATGTTTCCAAGAGGTCTCGGGCAATACCCGCCTCGTCAATCACCACCAACGCATATTTACGGCCTCGGGCGGCGTCGGGGGTATCCAACGTCCAGATTTCCACAATCCCGCCCGTGACGAGTTCTAATCGTTTGTCTTGCTCGTTCATACGGGCGGTAATCGGGGCTAACCGTTCCACCAGTTCCCGCCACGCCTCCAGCGCCAGCTTGTAGGTAGGCGCAAACCAGCCCACGGGCTGTCCCGCAATGGCGGCGTCGCAGGCTTCACGGATGCCACAGGCCGACTTGCCCCATCGCCGCCCACACATGACCACCCGGAATCGGGCAGGGTGTTGGGCAATGGCGACTTGGCCGGGGTGCCGCTTATGCAGGCGGACTTCCACGTTCTGGGTGCCTGCCTTGTGCTTCCCTTTGACACTCGCCATCAGCCGAACCGCTCCCGCATCCGTGCCGTGGCAATACACTCGCACAGGGTTTCTTGCATCACGTCGGTCATGCCTTGGCTGATCCCTGAATCGTCGAGGGCGGCGTGTGTCAGTTCGTGAAACAGCGTCCGCCACTGGTGCCGCTTGGTGGCCGTGGTGGCAATCTCGATGGTGCGGTTGGCGAGGTCGAACATCCCCCAGCACTCGGTGCCGTCTGGGTGGCGGAGGGTCGGCTTGAGGAGAATGGCGATGGACCCACCGGGCGCTTCGACCGTGGTCGGCAGCGGGGGGAAGGATTTGGGGGACGGGGGCATGGTTATATCCCCTTAGGCCTTGATGGTCAGGCCAGCCGTGCAGACCACCGCCTGCCCTCGCTG